TAAAACTCTCCATGCCCACTTACAATCTAGGCAAAAACAGGCTAGTAACATAAATTTTTTCATTAAAACTAGGATTTACCCCACGTTTCTAGTTCTGCTGAGTGTTTTATAAGCTCTGAAAGTAAATCTTCGTTTAAATTTGAATCAAAACTTTGAGTTCTTAATGGGGCTGGCGATAAGGTTTCTACGATAAATCCTAGAAGCCTATTGTTCATTAAAACTAACTCTTCCAAGCCTTTTAATCGTTTGTCTAGGTTTTTTAGAGACATTTCCTGCTCTGTCATGCACTCTAATAGTATTTTTAGTAAATAAT